CCGCAGCGGTAATCCGCTTGTCTTCACCCTTGTCGAACCGCGTCGAATTCCCGGTGAAAGACGAAATCACGGTCTTGTTGAACGGGCCGCACATCGCGATCGTCGGGTTTCCTCCGTTCGTCCATGCACCCTGCAACACACCCTTGAAATCACTTTCCAAGAGAGGACGCTGTGTTCCGTCGCCAGGCTTGATGAAAAGAGTCCCGTTCCACCCCGTGTCCGTACCACCGGAACCGCGACTCTGATGCGTACCAGGAAGCACGAGCGATCCGGCGTCGGCAAGATTCTGATCAAAGAACGCGGCCACCGAGGCTGTCTCTCCACCGGTTCCCGTCGTACTGGCAAGCGAGGAGTTACTGATACCGACGCACGAGTGCTCGATATCTCTCTTCAACTCCTTGCTTCGCTTTGCAAGCTGATAGGACAACTCTGATGCCCTGCCTGCCTTGTCGATCGCCTCCAGCGTTCCGGTGACGATGATTGCCTTGCTGCTGATCTGGCAGTGATTGGCAACCTTGACCGTCGGCTGCACCGCAACGATCGAGGCATCATCGCCTTCCGCAACCACGTTCTTCAAGGGTGCCGTAAGGGCGTCGACCTGCCACTCGTGCCTAACCGCACTGGCGGTTCCACGACCTGCCATCATAAGGAAGGGCGTTTCCGTCGGGTCGATGTTGTAGATGATGTCGGAAAGGTCTTCCCGCTCACCTACGGTGTCAAAGGTTTCCTGTGTATTGGCGTCGGGAAGTGCCATTGTTAAACGAGCCTCTTCATAAGTGCGGCAGCATCTTGTACCGAGCCTGTCTCGGCCAGACGTCCGCGAAGTCGCTCTTGCTCCTTCTCTTCTGCCTGTTTACCTGACACTGCCGCAACATCTGCCCTGGCAGCGCTTCGCAAAGTGCGAGGCAGCAACCTCAGGCGCTTCTTTACCCCAGGACGCTGGGCCTGGAGTTTCTCCCATTGTGCAGCCCGCCAAACAGTTAGGACGCTCTTCGCATCCTCTAGTTCGCTGATCTGGTCTTCGGTGTATCCAGTCCTAACGAGGTAGTCGTGAACCTCGCTCATCGCAGATCGACCCTTTTCCGCGTCCTTCCAGTCTGGACGAAGACGATAGAGCACCTGAACCTGCTCAGAGCGCCACTTGTCACGCTCTTCCGAGGCAATGGCTTCCCGCCTTTTCATCTCGTCATCCATCGACTTCAGCGATCTGTCGATGTCCGCGCGACGCGCGACGCGCATCTCACGCTCCTTCAGATACTGAGCAGGATCCGTCTCTCGAAGCATGTCCCAGTCAACACTCGGCTCGGCTTCGACCTGCGAAATCATTGCCGCAGTAAGCTTCTGGAGTTCCATCAGACGCTGGTCGTGATCTGCCTGGAGAGAGTTCCCCAGGTTCTCGTAGTGGATACGCGCCTGCTCGTTGTCTGTCGGAGCGTCTCGATAGGTCCGAATCACCTCGGATAGCGAAACGGTCCCGTCACCTTCGCGAGCGGGTACCTGAAGGTGATCGAGAAACTCGGCCTCCTCTACCTCAAAGGCACGCGCTAGATCCGAAAGAGTCTCGACCGCATCAGCGTCACCCTCCTCACCAGTCTCCTGTACAGGCTCGGAATCAACGGGCTCCGCACTATCTTCCTGAGGCTCTTCTGAGGGCTCCGCTTCGGGATCCGGATCCGGCGCTACGGAAGCGTCATCCTCGACAGGCGCATCGGTGGATTCCCCACCAGCAGGATCCGGCGCAGGAACACCGTCCTCTGAAAGGTAACGCGAGAAACGCTCTTGAAGATCGGGATCAGCGGTTGTGATCTGCTCTGACAACCTGAGGGGAACTCTTGCGCTCGTTCGGACCGGAAGACGCAGCCACCAATAGTTTCCCTGTTTCCACGTAGGTTCGCAACTGGTTTTTCAACTGGTGAAGAGCATGTAATGCCATATGACACTCTTCTCTGAACTCGTAGTCGCGCGGGCGCGATCCCTTCCAGAGTTCAACGTAGTGCAACTCGATGTCTCGGAACGCTTCCGACAAGATCGGATCACTCAAGAAAACTTCCGCCTGTCGCGCCCGAAGCAGGCGATCTTCGTCGGTCACTCTTCACCCTTTTCCTTGCTTTTCCGACTGCTTGCCGCAATCGTCGCAGACTCGACCTGGGCCTGCTGTTGACCCAGCGCAATCTTCTCGTTGCTCTCGATCTGAGCGAACTCCAGTCGCTCCTTCGACTCCAGTTCCGCCGCGCGGTGATCCTTCAGGTTCTGCTCACGCACACCTGAAAGTTGCATGTCGCCAGACTTTATTTCTGAATCCGACTGAGCCTTCATCGCCTCCAGCTTGATCTTTTCCATGTCGGGATTCGGCTCGGGCTCCGGAGGGGGCACGTTCTCCGGATCCTGGAAGAACAAACCGGCATTCGCGTAACCCATCGACTCGGCTAGTCGGCTTGCCGACTCATACAAATTCTTCGGCGTAACGAGGTAGCCCATCCCGCCATTCTTGATCATCTCACCCTGTACCTGCATCAGGAGAGTAAGACTCTGAACCTGCTCATGCGCCCTCCCGGCACCGTGTCCCACCTCCACCTCGACATCGAAGTCGAAGTCCCAAATGGTCGGGTCGATCTCCATCCACTCTCCGGACAATCGAACCTGTCTCGCCTTCGTGTCGTGAGTTGCCATCAGGCGGAACATCTTCGTGAACAGTTGCTTCATGCCTGTCGCTGCGAATATCCTTGCGATCAGTTCTATCTTCTGCTGCTTCGCGCCCTCCATACTCGCCACTGCCGCAGCAGTCGTGTTCGACAACAGGCTCGCATCCATGTCCTTTCCGTGAGCGATTACACCGGTACGGTTGCTTCGGACCTGCTCCAGGTACTGGAGCATCGGAAAGGTATCGCGGGGCAGTTCCTGCGTTACAAGTGGCTGTATCGAGTCGGGTCCACGCTGGCGCACAAGCCCGCCGGGACGAACGGTCAACAGGTCGTCAACCTCGACCATGCCCTCCGTAATTGCCATCCTCGGATTATTCGCAAGGTAGAGGTGGTCGAGCATCTGGCGGAGGATCGTACTCCTGATTACCTGGAGGTCTGTAACCAAGTCGGCCAAGCTTTGACCGTAAAATCTGTGCGGCATCGGAACAGGCGTAATAGAGCAGAACGGGTTGAAATTGATGTGATCGTCACTCAACACGTAAAGAGATCCGTCACCGACCACTACAAGCCGACGAAGTTCTGCGTACCCATCACCGTCCTCGTCGATCCTCGCATAACACTCCGTAGTCCAGAGTTCTCGCGAGGCCACATCCGACCGAAGCCCGGAACCAGACGGGTAGCTTTCCTCGTCGTCACGACGCGCCGTCCTGCCATCGGCGAAGTCCGGACCATCGCTCGGGGGAACAGCGGATAGTATCTCTAGCGGGTACCCCTGAGACACCAGGTCAGAAATCGTCACCTTCTTACGTTGCGCGGAGAACATCGTGTCGTCGTCGAGAAAGACCGCACCGCGAGAGATCAGAAACTCCTCGGGAGCGACCCCGTCGACCCTGATCCTTTTGTCCTCGTGCAGAACCTTTAGCTGTATGTCGTAAACGTCAAGTTGTTCCGTAACCCCGGTATCGGAATTCTGGATGTGGATACTCCGCTCCTCCACAGAAACAGGCTCGACATTATCTCTCTCCAGGATCACTGCGAGTTCCTCAAAGGAGAGTCCCTCGTAGCTTTCTACCTGCGGAATTACACGGTTCTCAAAATAGACCTTAACGATTGCATTCTTCTCGATCAGGCTTGTTTTGAACCAGTCGTACAGGATCTGGAAACCGTCCATTTCGTGTACGAAAACGTGGTTGATGTACGCCGTAGCTAGGTCTGCCTTCTTCTGATCCTCGGGTCGCTTCGGCTTGAACTTCACCATCCGACTGCTCCCGGTGAAGGCGCGCATCAAACTGGGAAGGGCCCATTCGACTGTTTCGAGTGTGTCCATAAGTACCACCTGGGACCGGTCGTCGACCTCGTTCCCAAGCGGTTTGCCGTAGTACATCCTAAGCGCAGTCTGCTGCTCTTCCGACACGCGGCTCCCGAGACCACCGAGCGCGTTCCCGATCTCCTGTGACAAGATCGATTTCACCTCGTCAACGCTCAAGGGTTTTGCCTGGACCCCACCGGTTCGAGGTCTCTCTGCAACTACCCCGTCAGACATCTCTGGGTTGGACGTGACACCCACACCACGGCGAGTTGCCATCGCCTCTTCCTGCGGGTCTATCTCTTCAGAGATTCTTGAGTCGACACCCGGAAAAACCATCTATTCACCCCTGCTTTCTCATTCCTACGCCGATGCTTTTTAGCGCATTGGGGAGACTGGGAATCGGGATCGGCGACCGGTCTGGTCGCTTCTCCTCCTTCAGCCTTACAAGTTCTGACGCTACCTGATCCAGGCTGGACTCCAGTTCCGACACACGCTTCTCAAGACCCTCTACCTCTGAGCAGGCACGATTGAACTGATTGTAGAATTCTCTGAGCGTGACTTCCATCAGACAATGTACCTGGTTGTCGGCTGTCTAATCTTCCCAAGTTTCTCGGGTCTCATCCCCACAGCAAGGGTGCGGAGTGCATCAGCGCCATGTGAGGCCCAATTGTGCTTGGGCCTGTCTCGGTAGATCAACTCTCCAGCAGGCCCGCGCTCGTTCTCTACCGGAGACTTCACGTACTCGCGGAGTGCCTGAAGACCACGCTCGCACTTCTTATCGTCAATCCACGTTTGACGTAACAAAAGGCGCGTCGCCTGTATCCCGTCCTCAAGACTCATCTTGGGGATAACTCTCACGCGCAAGCCAAGGTTCATGGCTGTCTCTACCCTGGATTTCCCAGTCCCCAACTCGCGAACTTTCGCGTCATGGGGAACCAGGTGCTCCTCGTAGGTATAGGGTTTTTCCCTGATGATCTTGACGTAGTGCTCTAGGCCGACGCCAGAACTTTCATAATAGTCGATTAGTCGTATCTCTCGGCCAACACGCTGGGCAAACCAGATTGCAGTGCTGTCGGAAACACCAAGGTCGAAACCCGTGGTTACGGGTTGCTCGGGTGCCCAGGGTACCTTCCCAACGCGCCCCTCTTTAGTGGCTTCCGCGAGGATTTCTCCATAGAAACTCCCGACCAGCGCACTGTCCATGCTGCATTCATATTCCTGCTCGTACAGTTCCTTGGGCATTTCTGCCCTCTCGGCAGCAAGCACGTCTTCCGCAACCACGTTCGTTTCGTGGACCGTCAGCTTCTGGTAGAACCAGTTCGGATCTTCCTCGGCCAAACGCGCCAGCTTGTAACCGTGGTTTCTTCCACGAGGCGTATAAGCGAAAACCGCCCACCCGCCATTTGCCGCGAGGATCGGACGGATCAACTGCCATGCCACAGGATTCTGGAGGGCGTATTCGGAAAAAACACACCCGATCGGATTCGCGCCGACAAGACGATCGATTTGGTCGCAGCCGATCACCTGATAGATCGAGCCACCGTGGAGCCAAAGGCTCATCTCATCGTCTCGTTTACGAAACCAACTGCCCTCCGGGAAGGCCTCCAGAAACCCGTGTCCGTCGTTGTCGCGACCTTCCCAGATCGCTTTCCTTCCCTGGGCATACGTCGGGAAGAGGTGCCAATAGATCCCTGGGCGCGCAAACGCCTGGGTTGCCATCCAGTGCAGGCAAGTCATGTCCTTACCTGCGCGCCTGTGCCAGACTGCGACGGCGCGTTTCACCCCAGATTCCAGCGCATCCCACAGCGGTCTCTGGTAGTCGCGAGGCTTCCAGTTGTGAGGGAGCGTGATCTCGGGCACTACGCGAACTTCTTGGAGTAGTCCCCGTCATTCTCCATCGGCGGAACACCGTGCTTGCTCCGGTCCATCGAGGGAACCGACTCGTTCGCGGTGTACTGTTCCGGCGGCTTGTCCGTCGGCTTCGGCAATCCAGATGTCGTATTTTCCAATGCATCGTCGTGACCGCAGGGCTCCGGAACCGCACCCTGATCGATGCGACCCGCGCTTTGCCCGCTGGTTACCT